ATTTATACTTTAGTAGCACTTGTTTAAACCCACCGTCGAGAAGAGGAACATCATTATTAAAAGTTGCACTTGTACTGTGTTGGTAATTTGTTTCGTCTCGGTTAAGAGCCAAAGCACCGTTAACATATACATCTCCAACCTGTAAAAGATCGTTTCCAATTTCAATGCGGTCGCTGTAAATGTGTATAAAACTAGCAGTCTCGGGCGAATCATCGTTACTGGTAAATCTAATAAGATTTTGATCAACAGCAAAAGGACTAGGATCGCCGGCGTCAAAAATAAACGAAACCCAACCTTCCTTATATTCAGTTGAACTTAAATACGTAGGAAGATATGTAATAGGTGAGTTGGCAGGCTCGTTAAAGTCTTCAATAATCAAGCTGCTATCAACAAATGTTGAAAACGAATCGCTTGAAGCTTCAAGCGGCTCAAAGGCAGAAGCAAATTTAAATGCACCGTCAGAAACTTTTGTATATTCAGCATCTCCTTCAGATATTGAAAGGTTTCCAAACTCACCCCAACCTGCGTTATCAACAAACTTTCCATCTTTATTCCACGTATCGCGATAAGCGGTTTGAACGGTGTTTTGATTTACTGCGGAATAGCAAATAATAAAGTTAACGAAAAACGCTTTAAGTAAATCTCTATCAACCCCATCCCTTCTATTGTTACCAAAAATTGATCTGGTGTGTGTCAGGTAATGAAAACCTCTGTCACCCATCAACACTTTAATTAAAAACGTAAGAGCAAGATTCGAGTATTGATTCAGCGGAGAATGCCGCCCGAAAAACGTATCCCAATCAATAAAGTCTGCAAAGGAATTAAGCGATTGTGTTTCGGCCCAGCCTTCTGGGGATGTACTTGTTTTATATTCAAACAACCGTGGGATGTTATTAAATTTTGTAACACTACTTTCAAGATCGTCAGCATCAGTAACAATATAAAGCGTACCGTTTGCGGGAGCATCAGCACCAGTAGGAAGTTCTGAAGTAAGCTTAACAACCTTGGTTACGTCCAAGTAAAACTCAAGCGCTTCTTTGATCCAATCATTATCATGAATGAGTTCAAGAGTTAGCGCAACAAAGAATTTAAGGCCAGCTGGGTGAACGAACTTAAGGTATTCATTTCTCCAATTTGCTTCATCGTCTTTAGATTTAACAACATAAGAAAACTCTTGATACCGAAAGCTATCACGGATCTTATTTACTGTTGAAGTTGTTCCTTTTTCTAAATCAGCCACTGTAAATAGCACGTCTTTTGGATACACCAGAGTTACAAATTCATTATAGAAAATACGGAAGAAGGCATAAATACTTTCTTCAGATCCACGTGCATTGTAGTAATCAGCAATAATCTTATACAGTCTTACACGATCAAGGGATCTGCTTTTAGGAATTGCAGACGCGATCATGCGTTCAATCGCATCCAAATACCTTGAGCTTGCTGTATCAACGTCGTGTTGACGAATTAAGTTATTCAGCTCAAAGGAAGGTTTAAGCTCTTTGTTAAGGTGACGATAATAAGCCTTTAACAGCTTTATCATTTCTGGTGCAGATGTTTCAAAGTGCTCGGGTAAAACCGATTCGACCATCTGTGTTTCAACCGCGGTTGCGGTACCTGTTGCTATGCTTAACTCCATATTGTTTATTTACAATCTTTACTAATATGAACTCCCGCCAGTAGAAGTTGATCCAGTACCACTGCTGCTACTGCTGCTCGAGCTTGAATCTCCAAGTGTTGTTGTGTTACGATCTTTACTAAAGGCGCTGTAATCAACTGAGCGAGAACTACCTCCTCGGGCAATCTCATCAGGAAACGCCGTAAAGGTTGAGTTATTAAGGTCAATGTTTAAAAGCAAGTTTCTTTTACCAACAATATCATTACTTTTAGGATTGGCTATAAAGGTTATTTCGGTCGTTTCATCTGCAAACACATTAGCCAAATCCATTATACCTGTGCTAAGATCAATTTGGCCAATGTCGGCAACGCGTGTTACGGTTCCATTATTAATTGTGCATGTAAAAACGTTTCTTATAAGCCGGTCTGAGGTTGCTTCATCCTTAATATAAATTGCTTCACCACCAAGTTTATGAACAGGATTGGTGTTAATGTTAATAAGTGTTTTACCATCATCAGGTACCAGCTCTGCACCGAACTTAATATTAAAATCTGAAATACTTCCGTCTGCAGGAATGGTAATTTTCTTACTTAATAAAACACGAACCAAAGAGTTCATTATAGAATTAAGATGTGTATCAATCTTTCGTTGAAACAAGGAATGCCTGAAGATAACATCAAACCCGTTAATATCATTTTGTGCAAAAGGAACAACAACATTGTTTTTAATTTCCAGTGCCAGTTCTGTTGCACTAAGAGAAGAAATACTTGGGTTGTATTTAACAAGAACATCAACTACAATGTCGGCAAACTCAGGGTCCACAATTTGTGGTGTAATGGCAAGAACCTTTTTAGATTCAAGAAAGTCAAGAATGGCAGTTTTATCAGCTTCAGAAATAACACTTTCTGTATAAGAAGAATTAGGCTTTGCAGAAATAAGGGCCGATCCAAAGATAGGTGGATCGTTGTCCTCCCCACCCCAAGCACTAACACTTTGAACAAACGAAAAGTTAGAAAGAATTAAATTTTTATAATCTTCAGAAGTAACAGCTCGGTTCTGTGTTGTGAAACTGTTGATTGCATTACTTTTTAAATGATCAACCGTTTCTTTATTGCTTCCTCCACTTGACCTAGCTCCGCACATAATTGAAAGGGAAGTACCTGCCGAAGTAAAGTTACCACTGGTATCACCTGCAATACTAAAGGCAGCATTTACGTCGTTTCCTGCTGTACCACTTGTCACAAGATATTGAACTTCAATCACGTTACCTGCATCAAGCTTGTCGCCATAAATTCCGTTACCAAAAGTAAGCTCGTAGCGACCAGAACTGTTCTCATTAATAAAGTAAATTTTGGATTCTGAATTAATACCAATTGTATCAAATTGATTGTAGCGTGTTGCGGTTCCTTCACTCTTGGCTCCTGTTGGATAAACCAAAACGCGAAGCGAAGTTATATCAACATCTTCATCGCCTAATTCGTAACGCTGACCGGTGTCAACCGCATTAGCTTCAAACGTTGTTGTAACAAGTCGACCTTCGTACCCAATCAGTGGTTCATCTTCGCCAACGGTATAAAAGTGTGAGTCGCCAACCGTTGTCTTTTTAAGCGTAGTAATATCATCAAGAATAACAAAAGAATAGTTTTCAGAATTATAAGTTGTTGTTAGTCGAGTACCACGAGGAACTACATAAGTGTTGTCAGAATCAGCTTCAGCGCCAATGGTTCCAACAAGGTCCACTCGAGCTGCAGCAAAACTACGAGGAATATATCCAAGGAGTTTGGCCGCGGAAACAACACTGCTTCTAAGTTGAGCAGAGTCAATAAAACTTTCGTTCACCGCCACATGCGCAAGCATTGCGTTATAATGAGTGTTGTATGCTAGCAGGTCAACAATGTTGTTAAGGTTGGAACCTTCAAAATCCCAATCAGTAAATTCTGTTTCGCTGTTCTTAAAATAATCAATTAGATTTGCTTTAATTTGCGCAAAGTCTAATTCAGAAACATTGAGCTGTTCTCCGTTAATTGCCATAAGTTTATCGTGTTCTTGTTAAAAGAAAAATAAATTCTACTTCAGTGCCATACGACATTTGAAAAGTTGTTGTAATGCGGTAAGCGTTTCTTTCGTGATCATCAGTAACCTGAACCTTAAAATTTAAAATTCTTTTTTCAAACTTCTTAATGCCGCGGTCAATTTCATCTCTAAGCAAAGAAGCAGTAAAGTTATCTGCAAGTTCAAATAAAAGACTGGTGGCCCGTGTACCAAATTCTGGGAAAAATGGACGAGTACCAATTGGTGTTAACACAATGTTTTTAATACTGTTTTTCACCGCATCAATATCCGTGGCAGGAACCACATCACCAGTAACGGGATGAATAAATGTAAAGCTTACATCTTTAAAAACACTTCCTGCTACAACAGTTGGTTGATAATTGGGTTTGTTAAAGTCTGAAAGAATGCTGTTCATTACTTATTTCTATTTATATACTAACACCGCACCTTATTTGTTTTTTGTTAAGCATTCCTAAGTGAGGCATCAGCTTGTAAAACCGACGCATCAGCAATCAAAAGGTTTGAAACGTTTGTGCTTCTTTCTCTAAATTCGTTTAATATATCGCCTGACCATTCATCCCGCCTTGAATCAACAACTCTTTGTATTTCCCTTTCGGTCTTTTCTTCGGTGCCTTCTGTACCATTTGTAATAACTTCAGATTTAACTCCGTAATAAAACGAGTTTAAAGCAGTTAGCATTGAGCCATATGAAGGGTCTGATTCCAAATCATTTGAACTATACACACCGTTAATTAAATCACCTGCTCGACCGGTATGATCAATAAAGTCAGCTTTTGTCTTTTGCCTGTTGGTATTAATGCGAATTAACTCACCTGGGTCAGGATGTCTTGCCGCAGCTGGTGGACCAACCCGTAAAAGCGTAGGAAGATCAATACCTCCATCGGTAACATCCAGCATATTACAAACATCAAAAGAATCAATGTTGGCAATAATGTTATTTAAATTTGAAACAACCGGACCAAATTTTTCCCTAATGGTTTTAATAATGTCAACTCTTTCCAGCAACCCAGCGTTACGCGCATCAATTAAAAGCTCAGCCAAGGATTTATTTTTAGCATCTCTCGCAAGAGCAAAAATGTTTCCAATTTCAAATTCAAGTTTGGGTATACTTGCAAGCGCAGCTAAAATCTCATCAGCACTATTAGAATTTCTGATAATCTTCATTATCATCTTCTTTAATTGCTGAGTTAAAAGCTTATCAATACTTTTACCACAGTCAGAACGATTGTTTAATCTTTTAAAATTTACTCCTTCTCCCGTGGTATTAAAAGCAACATTTTGAATGTTTGCAATTTTGATAAGCTGATCAACATCAACCGTAAGTCCGTCAGATTCAACTTGCTTTTGAATTTCAGGAATATTAAATTCATTTTCTCCTGTTGTTACAGCATCAATGGAAGTTTGAATACGTGCAAGTTTGTTAAACTCATTTTGA